CCGGCCGTAAATTCAGCCCACGAGGCTGCCGCAAAAACCCATCTTCGCCGCCCGGTCAGCAACTTCCGCAGGGAGATGTTCAAGGACAGGGGCCTCATCGTCACGACGCCCTATCTGGACCTCAACAAGTACCAAAGCTATTCCGTCAGAAACCCCGGCGACGAGGCCTTGCACCTGTCCAAGCTTGACGAAGTTTCCTCCGATCCTGCCGGACACGCAATCCTGACCAGAACGATCAACGGGGCGTACCAGAGCGGAAGCTACGCCACCATTGTTATCCCTCCGGGCGCGACGGCCGAACAGATAAAAGCCCAGTTGCTCAGCATCCACGTCGAGCGGCACATGCAGATGGCCATCCATGGCGCTTCGACGCACGGAGCCGTGTCCTTGGCAGGCCCACGGGTCCAGATGGACATGTCGTATGCGAAGAGCATCGCCGATCCTTCCAGCAAGAGGCATTTCGGAGGAGCTAACGTCTTGTCGGAAACCATCCTGCGCAATGTGATCGGCGAAGGAGGGGCCGCAGGAGAGCCGACTAGAATGCGTTTTGCGCTTCAGACCGCCATGCAGCTCGATCCCCATCTTGTCGCGGACGTCGAGGTCCTAGTCGGCAAGATCGTGACCGGGGAGAAGGGGTACTATCTGCCCGACAGCGAGCGCGCTCTCCGGGTCCACGGAGACACCGGCGTGGCCGTCGCCACCATGTTCCCGGGACGTCCTGACCTGATGAAGTACTCTTGGGACAACAAGAACGCCGCCGGAATCCAGACGTTCAAGCGTGGCGTTCCCAGAGGCGTCGATCCGGCCGGATACCACGCGTTCGTGGTGGCGTTCCCTGAGCCCCTTACGATGACGCCTGAAGGCTCCATCCGCATGGGCTCCAAGGCCGTCGCGTTCAAGACGGCTGCAGAAGCCGAGACGTTTGCCAACCGCATGAGCATGCAGCTTTCCGGGTCCGACCTCGTCAAGGCTCTGGCGTCCGGAGACGTCGAGATCGTGGCCCGCCCGGGAGACCTTGATGCGGACACGGCCGTTGCTCCCAAGCTCATCCAAGGCCAGACCTTCGGCTACGGAACCGCCGGCAACGGGGTCAACCTCATGGACGTCGCCGGCACCTACCAGATCGGCGATTCTGACCTCGTGATTCCGGGCCTCACGCCGAAATCAGCCAAGAACATCGAAAGGTCCCTGCGCGACAACCGGCATATCCGGTTCAAGAGCTCGGCGATCAGCTTGGACATGGCCATGGGGCTGACCACCAAGCAGGACTTCCGGGACCTCGTGTCGTCCAAGCTGCAGTTCGGACTGCCTCAGGGTCCGATCAGGTTCGCCTCCAAGGCGATGAACGCGATCCTTGACGGAAAGTGGACCAAGAACGGGGTCACCAAGGATTTTGAAGGCCTAACCGGCGGTGATTGGTTGGTTTTCCTTCGCGAGATTCACAAGGTAACCAAGGACGAGCTTCGTCAGTCAGGCCTAGGGGCCCTGCTAGCGATCAACAAAGACCGCACGCTGACCCGCACGGAAGTGGCCGAGTTCTTCGCGCACCTGTATCCGACGTTGATCCGAAACGATTTCGCGCTGACTGCGTTCATGCTGAAGCGCGGCAACAAGCAGTTCATCGAGGGAGGAAATAGGGGCGTGTCCGGCTCGGTGCTGACTGACAACATCATGCAGTCCTACAACAACCAGCTGCATGCGGTCAGGGGGCTCAGTCTCAAGGCGAGAGAGCTTGTCCAGCTCCAGTCTTGGCTGCTCAACAAGAGCGACATGTCGGCTGACAGTCCGGAGATCGCCCAGCTGAACCGGGTCATCACGGTCTTCGACCAGATGGTGGACAAGATCGGGGAATCCATCGGGGCTACCCTAGGCAACGATTCGCTGGAGATGAAGTTGGACAACCTGCGCCTGCACATCGAGAACATGGTCACGGACCCTGAGCTCAGGAAGTTCGATGAGGGCTTGTCCGCCGCCCAGTACCTTGAGCGTAAGATAGAGCTCTTCCAAGAGACCAACTATGAGGCCTTTGAAAAGGCGCGCTTGGCGCTCAACGACGCCATGTCCTTGGAGACCCTTAGCGGCAGGTACGTCGCCGAGCTGTCCGGGGCGTTCGGCGACATCGAGCCGCTCATCAAGCACGCCATGGCCGCAAGCGGAGAGGTCCGGTCGGCCATGAAGAAGCACATGAGCATCACAACTGAAGCCGCAACGCCGTACTTCAGGGGAGACATCGTCCATGACCTGAGCAGCCCTGAGTACATCATCAATCAGCCGGCATTGATCGGGCAGGCCATCGGAGGGCGCAAGTATGAGCATTCCGGCTACGTGACCGGAGACGTGCACTCCCAGATGTCGCTGGCCGTCGACTACGCCAACAGGGTGCTTCCTGAAATGGTCGCATACCGAGAAGAGCTGAAGCAGCGCTACGGAGCCGCGACGAACCCGGAAGACAAGGCCAAGATAGAGGGCCTGATCTCAGCCGTCGAGTCCGTCATAGCAGCCCGCACGGCGTTGATGCAGGGCCCGTACCGATACAGCGGTCATTTCGGAAGCGACATCGGAGGACTTTACAGCCCTTACGGCCTCTATGAGATTGGCCACCTCAGGCAGTCCCACGTGCTGGCAACGGCTAGGCCGTCGGTTGAAGCCATGTCCGCTCCGGGCGCGATCGGGGGCCTGCTGACGCCGTTCGACAAGGTCATCGACAGCGATTCTCCGCTTTCGGACAGAAGCCTGTCGTACGAGATCGGCGCGGAGCACATGATCGTCATCGAGGAAATCCAGTCCGACCTGTTCCAGAACATCGTCGAAATTGCTGACTTTGAGGCAGAGAACAAAGTTGAGAAGCCGGCTGTTATGAAGAAAGCCGGCCTAGCGATGGGAACCAAGACCGATCTTCCCGTCACCCCTGCCGATCTTCAGTTGGCGGAACGTGCGGAAATCGCCAAAGAAGCTGAGGCAAAGGTTCTTACGTTGCGCGCTCAGGTCGAGAACTTGGACAAGGCCGTCGCCGAAGGCATCGTCAATGACATAGCGTCTCCCAACAACAACAACTCCGCCATCAGGAGCCTTATGACGAGGAACATGTTCGAGAGCATTGACCTCGTTTCTCGCGGATTCCTTCCGCTGCAGTTCCCGGGAATGATGCGGCCTACGGGCAGAAAGGTCGCCATGGGTCCTGACATGCGCAAGAAGCTGGAATCTCTTGGCGCCAAGCCGGGCGAAGGCCTCGTGGACGTCATGGATTTCGATTTTGAGCTTTTTGAGATGATCGAGAACGTGGCGATGACGAGCGTCGGACCGGCAAGAGCCAAACTGACGGAAAGAATCAGCGCACGGTTCCGTGAAAACGCGAACATGTACCTAGCCACGCTTCCGGAACAGGCCCGTCAGACCATGATCGGTGCCAACGGTGGCTATGGGTTCGTGAACAACGCCTCGAACATGGCCGACACAGCGAGCCACATCTACGACAGGATATCGGCTCAGCTTACACAGTCGGCGCATCAGCAGAGCCATGGCTGGGTCTTCAACAAGATCGTGGAGATGCGTACCAATGCCGCTGCGGTCAACCCGAATGGCTACGTGCACAAGGCATTGGCCGCGCTCGCTGAAATGTCCGGACAAGGAGCCATGCACCATGGCATGGCCCTGATATCCGCGGCCATCGTCGTCGATCCCCAGCTTCACGCCGTCCTGCGAGGACTGGCCAATGACCTCACCGCCTACGATTACGAAGCCCTAGCAAAACGTGCGGTCGAGACGATCCGCGCCATGTATGCCGACAGCCGGTCCGTCACCGCAAGATCCACCATGACCGTTCTGGACAGGCTGCTACTCATGCCCTCTAGGGACCGCGCCCGGACCAATTCCGTCAGCGACACGATGCACGTCGAAAACGCCGGCAGGCAGGTCTTCAGCATGCAGGTAAATCAGGAGCTCGTGCAACGCATCATTACCGAAGATCCGAGGGCCGCCCAATACCTAGATGAGAAGGTGAAGATAGCCATTGAGCAGGCCCTCATACAGCTGGGAATCGGACCGGAAGACCCGCAAGTCCAGCATGCGCGACTTATCATCACTCCTCCGACGAAGGCGCGCATGGCCTCTGACATCGTCAAGCCGTTCGTAATCAGGTACGGAGACGTCGACGCGATCAACAAGTTCATCGAAATTGTCCAAACCCAGAACGAAACCGGCTTCGGCCCGTACAGGTCGATGAGCGATGTGGCGAACTTGCTGAGGGAGTCGACCGTGTCCATCCAGCCGTCTTACCGCGGAAGCATGGCCGGGGACTTCGCCATGTCTGTGGTGTCGTCGTTGCTCGGATACGAGCGCGCGAATGACATCTCCGCAGAGCTCGCCCGCAGGGAAACCGAGTACGCCGAGCTCAGCAAGGGCATCCCGGCGAGGGCGACGCAGGATAAGGTCATGAGCCCTTCGACCCCTCTGGTCGACGACGCCATGACCGTGTACAAAAAGCAGATCCTCAACCACGCCGTCGTCGAGTCCATCAACCGAGGCCACAAGGCGATTGGCATGATGGACGCCCAGTATCAAATGACCCGTGGCGGCTCGATGGACAACACCGGCACCACTCTCGGCTCCCATCAAGGCATCTTCAGGGCGACCCCGTTCGTGGTCGCCGGAGCCAATGGGAAGGCGCTCAGGTTCAATGCCCATGGCAACGTGGATTCCCGCAAGGCTCACAGGCTGGCGGATTCCTTGTCCAACGCCATTTCAGTCCTTTCGATCATCGACGGCGGAGAGATCAAGTGGGACCCCAACGGCATCATGCCCAGACTGCGTCAGATCGAAAACAGCGTGAACGGAACCCACACGATGCCCAACGGCCGCACCGGCACCATCGTGCACCACATCGTCGCGGAAATGAAGGACAAGATCGTCCAGCATTTCGGCGAAGAGAAGGCCAAGGCGGCCTTTGAGGCGATCGGCGTCCCTGATTTCGGCGAAGAAACCATGTCAAAGACGCTGTTCCTTGACTGGAGGAATGAAAACTCTGGAGGCCCGCTCACGCTGCTCGATGACGACGGCAAGCCGCAGAAATACGACGCCAAGCAGCAGAAGATGCTCCAGAAGTTCATGGCCGGATCTCCGATGTTCCAGCTGCCCTTCAGATTCTACGGAGGAAGCGGAGCCGCTTTCGGATACATCCTCAACTACGGTCTTCCCGAGGCCGCGATCAGGTTCATGTTCCCCGGCGCGCCGCGCAAGGAGACCAACCTGTTCAACATCGAGGCGTTCGAGCGCCCAATCTTCAAGGTCGAGGGCAAACGGGGAGTGGACGTACACAGCGTCATCGACGCCAAGACGGGCAAGCCCATCGCCCAGATCGACGTCTCTCCGGAAGGCTCGACCCCCGAACAGGTCCAAAGAAACCTTCAGAGCATCCGCGAGGCCTATCTGAAGGGGTCGAAGTATGTCGGCGGCAACGTGTACATCAAGACGTTCTTGGGCGAATGGGGCAAGGCCGGCGGATACATCGACTTCCGCGTGGCCGGAGCCCTGCAGCACAAGATGGGCGGATCGCCCGCGTTCGGCCCTCTGGAAAACGCCGGAGCCCTGTTCCCTGCGGCAAATCTGCAGGTGCCGGGCCGCAGGATGATCGGCGATCTGATCGGCATGAAGGAAATCCAGAAGCGTCAGCTCGAAAGGATGGAAAGCGTCGGAATATTGCCCGGTACCGGAAACGAAGGGTCGATGGACGCCACTAGGGTCTTGGACTTCGATCGTACGGACGCGCGAAGCGACAAGATGCACATCGGGCCTTACGCGCACCACAATTCCCATGACACGACTGCGGCCAGCGAGTTTACAAAAGCGCTGTTTGGTGAGAGTTTTGTAAACCAGCTCTCCGTCCACGCCCTGCCCAGTTTCATCACGATGCACCATACGCCCGTGACCCGGAGCCCGGCCGAAATTCAGGCCTACAAGGACAAGGTCAGGGACGGCATCTTCCTGCAGATGATCACGGGAACGGACGCTTTGAAGCGAAAAGACGAAGTGAGCATGCGCAAAGTCTCTCGATATCTGGCCAATGCCGGCCACATTCCAAGGATCCGCCCCGAAGAGGATGAAACCGCCGATCGATGATCTGGACCAGATGGCCAAGGACGGCTTCGCGTCCTCCATCCTAGGTTCCGCGGCAATGGCGGCGAGAATTCTCGTCAGCACCGAGAGGATGACGATCGGATGGATGATCCGCTGGGCGACAGCGGCCATCATCACGTCCGCGTTCGTCGGCATAGTCGCGCAGGACTACATCCAGAACAAGGGCGCCCTTTACGGCGCCATCGGCATTTCTGGGGCTGCGGCCCCGGAGCTGATCGACTTCATCATCAAATACGTCAAGGCGCGCGGCGCCAAGGAGGTCTCCGATGTCACCAAGAAAGCAAGACCACGGAGACAGTAACCTTCTCTGGGTAGTGGGCGTGTTGCTCGTCATGGCCTGTTCATGCGCCGTGTATACCGGCTACATCATCGACAAGACCCTCACATCCCTTCGCACCTCCAACACCATGGCGCTTCTAATCACGTCCGACGGTTTTCGCAGCGATGACGCCAAGCTCGAAGCCCAGCTCAACCAAGCTCAGAGAGCTTTGCAGGACTCGGCTGACATCGCTCTGGCCCTTACGGTCGCCTGTCTGATCGTGGCCTTCGGGCTGATCCTGCGTATCGCCATGTCGCGCGGCCTGATCGCCATGTGCTTGGCGCTCATCTTGTCCGGCTGTTCAAGCTGGTGGTCAAAGGATGATCCCAAGCCGGTCCAGCCGGCCATGCCATCGGCGGCCATCAGCAAGCTGGGCAGCGAGCTCGATGAAGGCGACAGCAAGGTCGCGGCCGCGGTCACGGTCATGGTCGAACAGAAGGACAAGCCGCCCGTGGTCGAGGCCGAGGGCAAGGTGGCCCTAGCCCATCTTCCCCCGCCGGCGGACAAGCATCTGGCAACGGCGCGGGCCCGCGCGGCCACCGGCGACGCCAAGGTTTACGCCGAAGAGGTCAAGGCGGCCAAGGCCTTCCTTGCCAAGGTCGAGGCCGACTGGGCCAAAGCTGAACAGCAGGCCAAGAAGAACGAGCAGGACCTTACGGCGGCCCTTGGTGAGATCAGTCGGCTCAAAGACGAGATCAAGCGGGTCGAGAATGAAGGGTCGCGGAACGTCTGGACCGTGACCGGAGCCGGATTGGTGGTTCTGGGCGGTCTGGCCATGGTATTCGCAGGCCCTAAGATCGGTTTCCCCCTGCTTTTGACGGGGGCCTTTGCCGGGGCCGTCCCCCACATCATTGACAGCCCCTATTTCGCTTGGATTGCAGGGGTCACCACGGCCGTCTGCGCCGCTTTGGGCCTCTGGTGGGTGTATGACCTAGTCCGTGACCGGGTGAAGGCCTCTGAGGGCAACCAAGGGGCTTGACCAGCCCCCAAACGAGCCATCCTTGGACCCGGGACGTGTGTGTGCGTCCCGCATGGGTCTAGGGAGGCGGCTACGGCCTTAATTGGGGGTGTGAACCCCCGGCCTTTCCAACCAAACAGAAGGGCCCGGATTTCTCCGGGCCCTTTTCGTCACTTGGAGCCGACGATCTTTTCGAGGCGTCCGACGAGGGCGTTGAACTCCTTGCGGGAGATGATGACCTCGTCCTTGTTGACCTTGGGCTTGTTGACCTTGGCCTTGGGCGCTTCGGGCTGGGCGACGCGTCCGACGCTGAAGTCGGACATGTTGTGCCCGGTGGACTTGAGCGTGAGGATGGCGCCGATCTCGCGGATGACTCCGGCGCGGACGATGTCCGCGATGGACTGATTGCTGGCCTTGCCGGCCGCGACGAGCAGTTTGAACAACTCGCCGGGCAGGTAGGTGCTGACGACGCCTCCGACGGCGCGGACCTTCTTGGGCCCCCGCTTGAAGGTGCGCCGGCCGTACGGCTTGACGCCCTTGGTCGCGGAGACGCGAATGTACTTCGCGCCGGTGGTGGTGGTGTGGATCGGCAGGGAGCCGACCTCGTTGGTGTGTGTGTTGAGCATGTGTGTGCTGGGTGAGATTGGTAGTGTTGACGCGGTGTCTAGTCACGTCAACACATTATTTCAGAACGGGACGTCGTCGCCCTGCGGGGGTTCGACCGTGCCGGGGCTGGACTTGGCCTCGAGGTACGAGTCAAGGGCTCCGCGCAGGATGATGTCGGCGTCGCTGATCTTGCCGTTGTACGGCTTGGGCTGCCATTCCTTGGCGTACCAGTCGAGACTCGAGGCCGGCAGGTCGCCTAGCTTGGTGCCCTTGTTCTTGCCGAAGTGCAGGACGACCTCGCGCCACGTTCCGGGGACCTTGGAGGGCTCGGACTTGCGCTTGAACGACTGCTCGTTGTGGCTCTGGACCTTGTCGGAGTTGTGGACGACGGCTTGGGCGTACTTGACGACGCCGGTTCCGTGCGTGACGGTGGGCGTGGCGACTTCCGCGTCGTCGTCCCTGTCCCCTGTGGTGAGGCCTATGGCCGCCAGCGAGTACCTGCGAAGGTACGAGTAGACCGAGCCGGCCTTCTGGGCGTCGAACGCCTCCGGGTTGACCGGGATCGTCGCTTCGAAGGTGAGGCCTTCGCCGCTCGTGTGGATGAGCATGGTCGTGACGCCGACGGCGCCCGGGCTGTTGGCCGGGTGCTGGAGGATCGCCCAGCCGTTGCGCAGGAAGGGCTCGCGCAGGGCCTCGAGGTGCGACTGGAGGGTCGCGTAGGACGAGCCGAAGCGCGGGTTGACCGCGTCCATCTTGGGCGGCTGGACCTCGGAGATGGCCTTGATCAGAGCGGCCGAGGCGACCGGGCTGAGGAGTTTGGTGATGTTGGTGCTGTTATCCATGGTGGGAATTATTTGATGACGTTGATGTCGGTGAAGTGCTTGCGCAGGACGATCGTGAAGTACGAGGTCTGGGCGTAGCCGTTGCTTTCGAGATGCTTTTGGACGTTGGCCCATTCGGCGTCATTGAACCGGATCGTGATGAACCGGCGCGACTGCTTCTTGCCGTAGGTGCGTGGCTTACTCATTGGTTTCCTTCTGGGAGTTTTCCATGTAGCGCTCGGCTTCGGCGTCGTACTGAGGCGACGTCTCGACGCGCATGTCGGTGACGAGGTCCATGAAGGTGATCTGCGTCAGTTGGGCGCCTCTGACCGAGTGGACAAGCGGTTTGGACATGTCCTCGCGTCCGTTGTCGCCCATGCCGTTGATCAGCGCGGTGGCTTCGCCCCTGTAGATTTCGTAGGGCATGGCCATCTTGCCCATCTCAAGGACGGTGGCGATGCTGTGAGCCGACTGAGCGCCGATGACGATGTACGCCTTGGCGCCGTGCGGCGGTTTGGTGATCAGTATGTACGTGTTCATGTGTGTGGGATGTGAATGGATGTTGACCGTTGTGGATGGGTCAAGAGTTTTCCTTGGCGATCTTGAGGGCCTCGGCGATGGCGTCGTCCAGAGTCGGGTGCTGGTCCAGTTCGATGAACCAGAAGGCCCAGTTGCTCATGTCGGGGTCGCGCTTGTCGATGTGGTTGAACGAGGCGTAACCGTCTCCGATCTGGAGCAGGATGCCGTCCATGGCTCCGCCGAGGATGGCGGTCGCGTCGGTCTGGTCGTCGCCGGGCATGATCTTAGTGATCGTGATCTGGCGCTTGGCCAGTTCTGGCTTCAGCTTTTTGTAGATGGCCGGAGCCATCAAGTTAGTGATTTGCTTGGTTTTCATGTGTGTGTGGTGGTGAAAATGGTAGGCCGGGCGGGACTCGAACCCGCGATCCTCTGGTGTATGGCAGAGTGTTTTCCCGTGAAACTACTGGCCTGTATGGGCGCAACAGGACTCGAACCTGTGACTTCCTGCGTGTGAAGCAGGCGTTCTAACCAATTGAACTATGCGCCCGAATGGTGGGTGTGGCAGGACTCGAACCTGCGGCCTCTTGCGTGTCATGCAAGTGCTCTAACCAACTGAGCTAAACACCCGTAAATTGATGCCCCACTTAGGGGGCGTTTGGGAAACCCGGAGGTTTGCCACAGGCCCGGAAACATACGCGCCTTAAATTGTAGCCCCCGAAGGGGCTGAGGTTTACTTGACCTTGGCTTCGATAGCCTCGAGCCGCTGGTTCAGTTCCTCGATGGCCTTGACCATGCCGTTGTGGATGCGGACGATGTCGGCGGCGTCGGTGATCTGGTTGATGCCCGAGACGCGCTTGTTGAGGAGCGCGATCTCCGGGTTTTCCAGTTCCTCAACGAGCGCCTCGATGGCCTGCCGGCTGGTCTTGGCCTCATGCTTGATGTAGGACATGAGTTGTTGGTTTGGTTGTTAATGAACGAGGTCAGCGTCGTGCTGACAGGAACCACCATGTTAGGTGTACACACTACATCAACAACTATTTACACATTATCTCGTAAGTCGTTGATATGTAACGTGATAATCCTGCACTTTTTTTCTGAAATTAGCCGGTGTAGAGCTGATTTTGCCCCCCATCCTGACGTATCCGGTCACTCCGAAGCGGTATCCGGCGTACACGTCGGCGAACGTGAGCTCCCTCTTGAGCCGATCCTTGAGGCGCTTGTATGTAAGATCCAGATACAACGCGCAGGCCTTGCGCGCATGCTCGCGGTCATGGGCCATGATCCACGGAAGGTCCGACACTTCGCTCCATGCGTCATGAGTGAGTCCATACGCACCGCGCGCGACGTAGAAGCCGTGGATGTGCGCGTCCGGATCCTTGACCGTTCCGGACTCAAGCTTCCGCACCCACTCGGTCTGATCAGCCCAAGCGCATGCGGCCATCAGCATGAGCAGGAGCTTCACAGCATCTCCGGCGTGTCCACGCCGACTCCCGAACTGATGTTGGCGTACAGCATCGGGTCCTTGAGCCGCGCGACGAACGCGTTGCCGGTCTCGCGGTCATGGAAGCGCTCAAGGAGCGACTGCCCGGTGTGGTTGGTCGTGATCAGCGTTGGGCGCTTGTGCTGGCTGCGCTGGTCGATCAGCGCGAACAGCACGGAGGCCATGCGCTCGGTCATCTTCTCCTTGCCCAAGTCGTCAAGGAACAGCGCCTCGACCTCGGTCATGTCCTTCATGGCCCTGTCCCACCGGTCCTTGCCCCATGCGCTCACCAGTTCGGCCTCGAGCTCGAACATGGTCAGCACCTTGACGGTCCTGTTCATGCCCTTGAAGCGGTTGCGGACGTACCACATGCACCGGCTCTTGCCCTTGCGCGTGGGCCCGTGGATCAGCAGCCCGGGCGCGCACTTCATGGTGAACGGGTCCCAGCCGAGTGCTATGGCCCTCAGCGACTGCGGAAGCCGCGCGGGATCGGTGTCCTTGAAGAGCTCCGGGCATCCGTCCAGATTGGATCTGACCGGGACAGGGTTCTCAAGAGCGCGCGCTTCCTCGGCGGCCATAACGCACTCGTCCTTGGAGCAGTACTTGGCCGGCGGAAGCGTGACGACGCCTCCTGCGGTCTGGAATGACACGGTGCGCACGGCACCGCCGCAATTGACGCAATGGCTCATTGTGAATTAATTGTCGTTCAGGATCATGAACATGAAGATGACGGCAGTAATGGCGCCTATTGTTTCTGCGTTCATGAAGGTTCCCTGCCCTCCGGAAACTTGAGACTCCGGGCCTTGCGCTCCAACTCTATCGAGCAGCCCTCGCTCTTGAAGTCGATCTTGGTGACTATGCGGCCCAGCTCGACGCCATTGACCGTCTCGACCTTCTGATGATGCGGCACCAGTTCGGTCACGTCCTTGATGAACTTGGCCGACGCCGCCTTGACGAGCTCCCGGGAGAGCGTGGTCATGCCGGCCTCGAACTCATGCTGGGCCCAGTCGATGTCCTCGAAGTAGCCGGCCACCAGATTGGCAAGTTCGCGCGTGACGCCGAAGATGGGCCTCTCAGACGTGGTCTTGGCCACGTGGTTCTTACCCTTGCTTTTCTTCTGGCCCATGGGGAAGGAGGTTCATGATCTTGAGGGTCTTCTCGCTGAACGCCTTGAGGCGCCCGTCGATTACGAGGTTCCAGTACTTGACCCCGCCTTTGACGCGGGGCTTGAGCGGCCGGACGACGTCACCGGACTCGGAGACGAAGTAGTTGTGGTTGGGATCGATGCGTTTCATGGTCAGAATCCTTTGGAGTGGTCGTTGATCTGCGTGGGAGGACGGAACAGCGCGCCCTTGACGTGGACGGACTGCCACTCGTTGCGTATGGACGCGTCCAGCGCGTCGAGCACCCATGACTTGGGGTAGCCCTGCAGGTACTTGGCGATCTTGGCCACCCACCTAGGGCTGTTGGTCCATTTGCGCAGGCGCCTTAGGTCCATGTACTCGATTAGCTTGGCTCCGACCTCTGGGTCAAGGCCATTGACCAATTCTTGGATCTCTTGCGCCTTACTTCTACTCATGTCTATACTCTTATGTCTATTGGGTGAAGTTTCTTTCACCCCCGGGATGAAATTTTTTTCACCCCCCTGCGAAATTTCTTTCACCCCCTTGTCGAGCCACAGGTCCCACAGGACGCCGGTGCCATCCCTGCGGATGAAGCCATGGCTGATCAGTTCCTCGATCAGGTGCTGCACGTTCCTCTCGGAGCATGACAGGTACTCGGCAAGCGTGGCCCTCGAAGCGTAGCACCCCTTCTCGTTCGAGAGGATGTGCACGACGCCCCACAGGAGCTTCGCGGACTGGCTGAGGCGTTCGTCCATGAACACCTCTCCGGGCAGCCAGATGCCCCGGAAGGGAAGCTTGGTCACAGGAGGGTAATTCCGGTGTACTCGGCGTCCGTGCCCTTCTGGGTCATCTTGCGGTAGACCGCAGAGGCCAAGGCATGCCTGCCGGTGATCATGGAGTTCTGACCGAACGAGTAGGCGCGCGCGTTGTCATGGTCCTTGCTGGACACGACGTAGTAGGCGCTAGCAGGGGCCTTGTAATGGGCCGCCGCGAGGGTGCAGTAGGTGTAGGCCTGCAGGGCCCACATGCTGTCGCGCGACTTGCGCAGCACCGGGATCTCGGCGCATGAACTCGAGGTCTTGTAGTCGACCACGAGCACGGGCGAGTCCTTGTCCTTCTGGTACACGAGGTCCAACTGGCCCTTGATGTCGCAGTCCAGCGTGAGTTCCTCGGTCTTGAACCGGACGCGCGCGACCAAGCTGACCTCGGTCATGTCCGGCGTGTAATCCTTGATGCCGAGCACCTGCTCGCGCACCTCGGCGGCCCTGTCGGCCAGCAGATGGGCCTTGTCCCAGATCTCGTCACGCACGAGCGTGGCGCCGGGCTGAAGGCCGTCCAAGAGGGCCTGCCAGACGGCCTTGCCCTCCTTGGTCCTGCGGTCGACCTTGGGAGCGCGCTCATAGGAGCGCATGATCTCCGGGTGCCTGCTGAGGTAGGCGTGATGGACTGAACCGAGGATCATGTCGTCCGTGGGCTCGTCCGGGTTGTCGCGCTCGAACGTCGCTCGCTCAAGGCCCAACTCGAGCACCTTGCGCAGGTAACTCTGGTTGAGGCCCGGATGCTTTCGGTACTCCTCGTGCGGGATGCGTGTGGTTGCGAGGACGTCGACGGAGCAGTTCTCAGCGAACTTCCGCTCGTCCCGTATGTTCTGGTCGTGGTCGATCATGGTGGGAAATCAGAATTTGATCAGTTTGGCGTCGTCGCCGTACGTCGTCTTGAACAGGTCAGCGGCCGTGCCCATGTGCTTCATGAGGCCCGCGAACACGGTCTGCCACATGTAGAGGTTCTCGTCGCCCTTCTGCCGGCGGATCTTCACGATGCCACCGACCTCGAGCCGGCCCGAGTCCAAGCGCAGGGCGCTCTCGACGACCTTGAACATGGCCTTGTCCAGATGGAAGATGTTCGGAGACCAGCCCATGTCCGTGAACACCGCGATCATGGTCGGCGTGACCTGCTTGCGCTTCATGGTCACGGTGCGCTTCATCTTGGGCCACACGCTGTCCGGTATGCCGAGAGGCGCCGTCCTGTCCATGTCGATGAACGTGACGTCATAGGCCTTGTTGGCCTTGTCTATGTCGACGAAGATGCCGGCGTTGGGCAGCACCCAGACGCCTTTGTCGTCGATCTTGTCGATGCAGGCCTGCTGCCATGCGACGTACTCAGCCCACTTTTCGGGCGTCTCTTCTGCTCTCGGATTTCTGATCATGGTCATAGGGAAATTGGTTCGCATGTAGCAGCTGGGAGACTGCAGAAATTGGCGACTCCCGAGGTCATACCCTCGTTTGGCTACTGACGCCCAGTCAACGGGCCGTGCTTGTCGCGCGCTGCCCCTCCGGGGCCCGCTATTATCAATGCCGCCTTCTTTCGTCAGCGGTACATGCTGTGTATGAACTACCGACAGTTCTGTCTAACTCATTGACCGGTGCAAGCAGTTTGTACCGATATTTCGCAACTCGCTGACTTACAACGTCATATTGTTGGCGTCCTGATGATAATCGGACGCCTTTCACCCATGTAATCCACGCCCCTGACCACGTTGTAGTCCACCCATTCGATGGCCGACTCTAGCGCATCATCGGCATCATCGAACATCCTCTCGTAGCACTCGACCAAGCCCTCATACGAGTAGATCACGTTCTGCATGTCCATGCTCACGCCGATCACCGCGTGGTCGAGCTCTTCGCGCGGCTCAAGCATGATGGCCCCATGCAGGTCCTCATGCTCGTCGATCATCTCGTCGATGAACGTGCGCCTGCCATCCAGACGCTTCTCCGGCTCTGCCGGCCCTGTCCCCAGTCTCACCGTGCCATTGTTCTTCTTCTTGTTCTTGCCCTTGGTTGGTTTGCGTTTCATATCGGCTCAACCCAATCCAGATCGCACTCACATGTCCACCCCTATCTATGAGTCCGATCATGACCGGCTCATGCAGCACGAGGTAGCCCATGCGCTGGGCATAATTTGGAAGTCCACTCCGGTCATCGCCGCACCCCTAGCCCAGCATGACTACGCACTATGCCGATACGACGCGCGCGATGCCAAGCTCTACGCGGCCGCCTATCTCGAGATCAAATGCCGATCGACCCTGCACCTGCCATTCTGGGTATCACTCACCAAGTGGGTCTACCTTGCCTCACTCTCAGAGACCACCAACTGTCCAGCCTTCATCGCCATCTACGCCCATGACACCAAGCTCATACACTACGTCAAGGTGTCTGGCCGGCCTCCAGAGGTCGTCCAAGGAGGCCGATCGGACCGACCCTCGGACCCCAAGGCCATCGAGCCCATGGCGGCCATTCCCGCGTCCCTAATCCGCATCGCAACCCGATTACCGATCGACCCCAGTTTCCGACCCTCAGACCACGATTCGACTTGATCCCGGTTATCAATCGACGCGTGCGACCCCCTTGGTAACTCTTAAATCAAGCTCCCCCATGTCAAGTGGCTATCTTTCATGCGCGCCGGTCTGGTCCGGTCTGACCGATTTTATGATCGAATCGTGGTCGACTAGACATAATGAATGTTGTGCGACAATCGATTCGATCGATTAGCCCGCGCTTAAGGGGGCGGGGGGGGTCGATCGACGTCGTCGATGGCCGATGTCGACGGGTCAGGAGACGTAGAGTCCTTACCCAAAAAGGATTCCTTCGGATCTTTGGCCCAAGACAGGAACTTTTGAGTCTCCTCTGGCCGGGAGGTGGTCGTTTCCGCGTCAATTATGGTCTCCTTGCCCCGGACAAGGTCTTTGCCACGACTTTTCAGGAGCTGGTCAAGGGATTTGTGGTCGATTGAAAATCTGTGCTCAACGACCGCCTGTGGCTGGTCCTGAAGGGCCTGAATCTTGTCGATTGCGATGCCCATGGCGATGGGGATCTGGGAGACGTGGAGGTTGTCGAGCTCGTCGACGAGCTTCTGGGACGCGGACTGGACGAAGGCCTTGAGGTTGCGGACGGTGGTGGCCTTGAACTCGTCCCGGAGGCCGGTGGACTCGGGCATCGAGCGTTTGATGGCGGTCACGTTGTTCGGGGACATCTTCAGCTGCGCGGCGATCTGCAGGATGGGCGTACCCTGACGCAGGAGCTCCATGACGGCCTCCTTGCGCTCGGGCTCGATGTTGTTGGCGTTGTGGCCGGAGCTCGGGTTCGTGTCCAGACGCTCGTTCTCGTTTGACATGCCTTCGTAGTGTCTCGACCATTACGCGCATGTCAATCGAGCGTGAGCTGGTGGGCGTGAAACATCCCCTTGGGGTGAACTTCGCCATCGGCCTCGAGCCGATCCGGACGACCCACCAGACCGACCTGCGGATCCTGCGCACCAAGGACGGACGTCAGTTTATCGGCAAGATGAGCAAATCCAAGGTGAAGAAGTGGGGCGAGACGTTCGCGCTGATGGTGCGCCGGCACAAGCCGGACCGTCCGCTTGAGGGGCCCCTGTGGCTGCAGTTGGTGTTCGGTTTCCCGCTGAACAAAGCCGACAAGGGCAAGGGCACGGCCCACGCCGCGCGCCCCGACTGGGACAACCTTCCGAAGACCGTTTGCGACATCCTCACCCGCGAGGGGTTCTGGCATGACGACGGGCAGGTGGTCATCGGCACCGTCATGAAGGTCCGTACCGCCACCCCGTTCATCGGAGTACGGGTCAACGAGACCAAGCTCATCGACGAGGAATTCATCAAGCTGACCTATGAGTCATTCACAGACTGAGAAGGAGATCATCTCCCGGTTCGGACTGCCTCGGGACGAGATGATCGCGTTCCGGAAGACCCTGCGGGAAGGCGCCGACTGGGTCCGCGTCAGGACCGGCGACAAGCCCGCCCAGATGTGCCCCGTCATGTTCACCGAGGAGGGCATGACCAAGGTCATCTCCAAGTTCGGCATCCAGATCGACGCGCCGGCCCCGGCCGACGTCTGGCCCAAGCAGGCCACCGTCACCCGGACCGACTACCCCAACCGGCGCATCATGGACGTCCTCATCGACGGAAAGACCTGCCGGGTCGTCGTCCACGATTCCAAGATGTTCTACCCGGGGGCCGAGGTGAAGATCGACCGCAAGGGCGGCCAGCTAATCTGCTCGCAACGCCCTGACAGCCACCACAAGCTTTTCTCCGCCATCAGGCGCAAACATGAAGAACAAAGGAAAATCCAAGGGTAACGGAACCGGCAGCGGCTGGAAGGGTTACAAGGGCTGCTAAATGCAGGGGGATCGGAAAGAACCCGATCCTCAGATCAGGTTCAACAACCTGATCCAAGATTCTCGCGGCCCATCTCCCGCCTACGTGCCCGGAGGTGGGTCGCCTGTTTTTTCCATGCCTCAGGCCTTCACGCGCAAGGCCCCCGAACCGGCTCAGGTGAACTTCATCGATCCGCTTCCGGAAATGGCGCCGGCCGCGCCAAACAAAAACACCCCCTCGTTCCAGATCCGGAACCCTGCCGCTCCTGCGAAGAAAAAAAACATGGGCGGCCTTTCGGCCGCCAGAGAACATAAGGTGCCCGATTTCTTCCCCGGCCAGTTGGACCAGTTGAAGTTGGGGCCGATGAGGGTTGAACCGATGAAATTCATGGGTGTGTCACCGCAGATAAATCTGAGGTCCACGGCGTTCATGGGGTTCGTGAGAAACAAGCAGGCCAGATGAGCTTTGAACAGGTCAACGTAGGGAGCAGGGCCGAGCCGCTCATGATCACCAAGCACCCGGTGATCCACACCCCGACGAAAGATGACCTGATCGAACTGACTAGGGAGCTCGGACCTGACGCCGTCGTCGAGATCCTCAAGAAGCGCGAGGAGAAGATCAAGGCCGAGGAGCTCGACCCATACCGCCACGGCTTCGAGCCTGACCATTGGCGCGAGGCAGACGGCCTGCTGATGTCCGGGAATGAGCTGCTGATCATGGGCGGCAATCGCGCAGGCAAGACCGAGTACGCCGCAAAGCGCGTGATGCAGCTGCTGAGCTCGCGCCCGAACTCGCGCGTATGGTGCCTGCACACGACCAGCCAGACTTCCATCCAGATGCAGCAGTCGGTGATCTGGAAGTACATGCCGCCGGAGTTCAAGATGGCCAAGAAGACGAAGGTGACGAACATCCAGTATTCGCAGAAAAACGGATTCACGGACGCGACCTTTGTCCTGCCGAACAGAAGCCAATGCTTCTTCATGAATTACGGTCAGGAGAAGAAGGTGATCGAAGGCGGCGAGCCGGACCTGATCTGGTGCGACGAGCTTGTTCCGCCGGACTGGGTTGAGACACTCCGCTACCGTCTTGTGACGCGCTCGGGCAAGATGATCCTTACGTTCACGCCGATCACGGGCTTCACGCCGGTCGTCAAGGAGTACGTCGCCGGCTGCCGCATTAAAAAGACCCTTTCTGCTGACCTCCTTCCGGACACCCAAAACGTGCCGAACATACCGAAGGGAACGATGCCTTACACGGCCACGTGCCTCAAGGGCGCGGCAAGCGTGATCTGGTTCCATTCAATCCTGAACCCTTATTCTCCGTTCGAGCAGATCAAGCTGGCCCTGCGCGGGCGCGGTCCGTACGAGGTGAAGATCCGCGCATACGGATGGGCGGAGTCCCTGTCCGGGTCGCAGTTCCCGCGGTTCGGGGAGCCCAACATCATTCCGGACGAGAAGATCCCCAAAGAAGGGACTAACTACATGTCGGCAGACCCGGCCGGCGCGCGCAACTGGTTCATGCATTGGATGCGCGTCGACAAGGAGGGAAACATGTACGTCTACCGCGAGTGGCCGTCCATCAGCATGGGCGAGTGGGCGCTCGTGTCCGACAAGCCTGACGGCAAGCCGGGACCGGCCCAGCGTCAGGGCGCCGGAATGGGCCTCGACGAGATCCGAGCTATGATCCGTGAGCTCGAAGGCGACGAACAGATGTTCGACCGGTACATCGACCCGCGGGCCGGCAACGCCACGACCATCAACAAGGACGGGGGAACGACCCTCATCCAGATGATGGAGGAGGGGGACGACCCCATGTATTTCACGCCCGCCGCCGCACTACGGCTGGAGGAGGGCATCGGCATCCTGAACGACTGGTTCTCCTACGACCAGAACCTGCCGATCTGCGAGATCAACAAGCCAAAGCTCTACATCGCCGAGAGCTGCGTGAACACCATCTGGTGCCTGCGCGAATGGACCGGTCTGGACGGGGAGAAGGGGGCCAGCAAGGACCCGATAGACTCCCTGCGCTATCTGGCCGTCATGAATCCCGAGCCCCACGCCGAGGCCGGGTACAAGGCGAAGTTTGGCGGCTCTTACTGAACATGATAAACCTACCTCCCGGAACTCCTCCCCTGCTTCGCCTCAACGAGGCCAGCCTGCATTTCAACCTGAGCAAGTCGACCCTCCTACGCATGCGTCGATCCGGCACCGTCCGGACCTACAAGACGTCCGGGGGCCAGTTCATGTTCTACCGCGACGACCTCGTGGACCTCATTTCCAAGAACACCAATGGCAACCATCAAGTACAAGGACCATCCGAATCAGCGTGACCAGCTGGCCTTCCACAGCAGGAAGCCGGACGTCCAGTTCCTGCTGAACGAGTATCAGCGCTCCGCCTTCTTCGGCACGATGGTGTCGAAGATGAACTACGCCGACGACATCCGCCTTGCGCGCTGGCCCGGCCAGACCGACGACGGCAAGAAGCACAGCTACGCCCGCCCTAACGGCGACCCTGCGTTCCCGTTCGAGGGTGCGTCTGACGTCCGCATCCGTCTGGTGGACCGGCTCATCAGGGACCAGAAGGCTCTTTTGATGCACTCCTTCAAGGCCTGCACCCTCAAGGTCGGCGGCACGGAGATCAACGACACCATGTCGGCCGCTTCCGCCACGACTCTGATGCGCTGGCTGATCGACACCAAGCTCAAGCTCGAGCTCCAGAAGGAAGCAGAGCTGCACGCGGATTACATGCTCCATTACGGCTGGTCCGTGGTCCAGATCGGATGGGAACGGGAAATCGGGAAGCGCATCATCCCGGTCACCCTCGACGAGATCGCGCAGACCGGCATGCAGATGGACGCCATGACCGGAGACGACCGCGGGAAGACCTCGATCGACGCAATCACCAATCCCCAGAAGGAGGACTATGCGGTCCAGCTCATCACGGACATGATGCCTGACATCGAGGCCGTCGACGCTCGCAAGCTTGTCCGGGACCTGCGGGAAAAGGGGGAGGGAACCATCACCCAGCCTTTCATCGCCAAGAACCTTCCTTCTATCACGGCGCTCAAGCCCTACGACGAGGTCTGCTTCCCTCCGGAAACATCGGACCTTCAGAAGGCCCGAGTGATCTTCCGCCGCCAGTACGTCACGGAAGTCGAACTCAGGTCCATGGCTTCCGTCGGCAACTGGAACAAGGAGTTCGTCGAGTCCGCTGCCCGGACCATGGGCAACCATTACTACTTCAACGACCCGAATCTGGTTCCGACCACCACCATGCTGAACACCAACATTCAGCGCGGGGACAACTTGGTAGAGCTCGTCTGGGCATATTACCGCCAGCTGGACAAAGATGACGTCCCTGCGATCTATTACTGCGTGTTCTGCCCGCAGGTCGGCTCGGAGCTCTACGGCATGCAGGAGCTCCTTAATTACGCCCACAACCAGTATCCATTCGTCGAGCTCCGCATGGAGACCATGCGCCGGCAGGTCACGGAGTCCCGCGGCATTCCTGAGCTCTGCAAGACCGAGCAGGACGAGGTCAAGGCTCAGCATGACGCCTTCCGCGACCGCACGGCTCTCGAGGTCATGCCGCCCATCAAGGTCGCCAAGCGCATTGGCGCCCTGAACCGCATCGCCCCCGGTCAAATCTTGCCCGTGTCCACAAAGGACGATTACACCTACCTTGAACCCCCGGCGGGACGCGCCGAATACGCGTTCATGGTCATCGAGCAGGTCGAAAAGAACCTCGGCAATTATTTCGGCTTCCAGATCGGAGAGAAACCGATCGACCCTGTCCGAATCCAGATGATGAAACAGCTGCACGTCGACAACTGGATGATGTTCTGGACGCGCGCGTTCTCACAGATGTTCACGCTCTGCCTTCAGTTCATGCCAGAGGAGGAAATCGTCCGCATCACCGGCACCCCGCTGAAGCAGGGCATGTCCGACATCCATACGCAGTACGACCTCAACGTACGCTTTGACGTACGCGACGC